AAGCTCAATAGAAAAACAGAACTTAAATGAACCACAACAGTAAAATAAATGCACTTCACCCGCCATTGCGCCAAACGCATGTTATGCCCCCGTGCCTTTCTCACGGCTCACTTTTTTCTGGCAATGGTGGAGGTCTATTGATAACCTAATTTATAAAGAACTGCCTGCATGGTGGGAGCAAAAGAAGAATGAACTAAATATTGAGTAAAACTTTGCCATTTCCTGCGGAAGAACCTTCCTGTTTTTGACTATTCTAACCTAATTTTTGCCACCACCTTTGAGAGTGAAATGACATTTTTCTTAGGATATTTGAATGCAGGATAATTTGTTTCATCTGCGCCAAACAGCATGAAACTTTCTGCATCGTCAGGCTTAATTTTTCTAACGATAAACTGGCCGTCTGCAATCTCTAACAGATAGGTTTCGCCATACTCAATAGGCTGACAATTATCCAGATACTTACAAATGAGCATATCGCCGGGTAATATCTCCGGAACCATCGCCTTTCCTGGCATTTGAATAATGAAGTCTGAATCGGGGACATTAGGTAAAATGTAGTTCTTAATTCGCAGGTCGTCTGATTTCAACAACTCTTGTAGTGTCTTATTCTGCATAAGATCGAATGTAATTAGTGGTATGTATCCACCGCTATCTGCGGAGTTTCCTAAGATTTTATTTGAGACATCTCTTATTGCTTTCAACGATGAATTTATTCCCCAGGCTTCATCGCTGTCAAAGGTTACAAATTCTTCTACCGGAACCTGAAGCTCTCCGGCAATCTTCATAACATTAAACACGTCCCCCCTGTTTCTCCGAATCATTTCAGTGATCGAACTTGGAGATAAACCTACCATGCTTCCTAACTTTCGTATTGACACACCCCTCTTTTCAGCATACTCCTTTATCTTGTGTAATGTAAAAACAGCCATAAATGTTTGATTTTCAATATTCTGTAATAAATATGTCAAATAATTTGAATATTTTATCCAAATTACTTGACATTGGGTACAAATTTTATTTACATTTGTCCACGGATTTGTTCACAATGTGTATATTTTACAATAATGTGTGCAAAGTTGACAAATGTACGACAATATTAACCAAAAAGCAATAAAAAAATGAAAACGTACAAGCTGAAAGACAAGGTGATAGCATTCGTGCGCACCCATCAGGCTTGCAGAGAGGAACTATGCAAGACCATGAACATTCGTAAAAATGCTCTTGATTATCATTTGGAAAATAATGTTCCGAATGGCAGTTTGACAAAATTCTTTGCCCTTGAGGTAATATCAAAGTACGCCAATCAGCCGATGGCAGACCTGTTAACCGAGTTTAAAGCAGTAGCCTAACAAGGAGAAAGAAATGAGAAACGAAGAAGTCAACCCCGTGCTTAGGGGATTTTTAAACGCAATAAGTTTTGGAACAAATTTAACAACCAACAACGATGAAAATCACAATCCAACAACTAAAACTGAATCACTTCAAGGGAATACGGAATGCAACGATAGTATTCAACGAGAGCGCCAATGTAATTGCCGGGAGAAATGCGACTGGTAAAAGCACCATTGCAGACGCATTCTCCTGGTTATTGTTTGGCAAGGATATGCTTGACCGTAAGGACTTCGAGGTTAAGACCCTCCAAAATGGAGAGGTAATCCCACGTATTGACCACGAGGTTGAAGCCATCATTTACATTGATGGGGTTAAAGAAACCCTAAAGCGCACCCTGAAAGAAAAGTGGGTGAAAAAACAGGGAACCAACGAACAGGTATTCACCGGAAACGAAACCATTTACACGGTTAACGATGTGCCGAAGTCTCAGAAAGACTATCAGGACTATATTAACAAGATTATTCCTGAAGCAACATTCAAACTTCTAACTAATCCTGCATACTTCAACTCAATCAAATGGCAAGACCGCAGGGCTATGCTTACAGCCATTGCATCCATCCAGGATGATGATTCTATTGCAGGTAAAGAGCTTGCAGACGTGCTTATCAAAATGCGTTCAGAGCGCAAGAGCTTTGAGGACTTTAAAAAAGAATATGCAGCCAAGAGGCAGAAGATTAAAGCCGCAATGGAAAGCATACCATCACGCATTGATGAATTAAACCGTACAAAGCCTGAGCAAAAGAATTGGGCTGAAATCCAAGCCAAAATTGATGCCTTGCGCTCCGAAGTTAGTAATCTTCAGAAGATGATTTCAAATGCCAACGATGGCAACAAAGAGGCTTTTGAGTATCAGAAAAAGGCTATTGACCGAAAGATGTTTCTGCAAAGCAAAATAGCTGAGAAAGACCTTGCTGCAAGAAAGCAGTTTCTTGATGATTCTGGAAAGAAAGACCGGGAAATTGCTGATTTGAACAACCAGTTTGAGCAAATAAAAAACCTCTTAAAACGTAAAAACGACCTTCTGGGAATAAAGTTAGAAGATGCCGGGCAGAAAGAAAAGCAGCTTGTTACATTACGTGCTGAGTACCGCATTGTTTCCGACCTTATTTACAACGACCATGCGGTTTGTCCAACGTGCGGGCAGCCGATGCCAAAGGATAAAGCCTTAGAATCCTTCAACAAAGAAAAAGCAGACCGCCTTATAGAAATAAACAGGCGTGGAGTGCTGTTGAAGTCACAAAAAGAAGAAATTGAGGCCGATATTTCATCCCTTGACAATGACATCAAAGCCCATACTCTTTCATTAAGAGAGTTAGAGAACAAGAATAAGGAAATTAAAAACTCACCAAGCAATCTAAAGCCCGTTGAATTAATCCTATCGGAAGATGTTGAGTATGTTTCTATCAAAAAGGAGCTTGATGCTATCGAGATTCCCGAAGTTGCAACCGTTGACACTACCAATATTTCGGATGCCATCAAACAGATGAACAACGAGATTGAGGCGTTGATAGTTGAGCTTTCTAACCGTGAAATCATTGAAAGGGCTAATGCCCGTGAGAAGGAGTTGATTGATGAAGAAAAAACTCTTGCTGATGAACTAACCATTGTTGAGGGCATGGAGTATTCACTTCAGCAGTTTCAGTCAAAGAAAATGCAAGCCGTTGAGGATGCCGTAAACAAACTATTCCCAACGGTTAAATTCCGAATGTTTGATCAGCAAATAAACGGTGGTATAGCCGACACCTGCGAAACAATGATAAATGGAGTTCCATTTTCAGATGCCAACCGTGCTGCCCAGATAAACGCAGGTCTTGAAATCATTGCAACATTCTCAAAAGTGCATGATACATACTGCCCGATATTCATTGACAATGCCGAGGCGGTAAACAGCCTGTTTGATATTCCAACCCAAATTGTTGCGCTGTATGTAAATGACAGCAAAGACCTTGAAGTCAACAAAATAAGCAAAGTAGCTTAATTATTCACTCTTAAATATCAATCAAATGTCAGAACAAACACCGGCATACGTGCCAAAGAAAACCGAACCCAACATTACCGAAGTTGTGCTGCAAAGGGTTCATCAGTTTCAAAAACTTGCTGAAATCAGCATTCCGAAGGATTATAGCCCTGAGAACGCTTTGAAGTCTGCCTACCTGATTCTATCAGAGCAGACCGATAATTCCGGAAAGCCAGTATTGCAGTCTTGCAGCAGGGAAAGTATTGCAAATGCCCTGTTAAACATGGTTGTTCAGGGTTTAAGCCCAATGAAGAAACAAGGGGCATTTGTTCCGTACAACGGAAAACTGCAATGGCAAACCGAATACCACGGAAACATTGCTCTGGCAAAGCGCTACGGTGGCGTAAGAGAGGTAGCGGCAAATGTGATTTACGAAGGTGACGTATTTGAGTACGTTATCAATGCCAAAACCGGTCGCAAGGAAATTATCAAGCACGAACAGAAGTTTGAGAACATTGACATCAACAAGATTAAGGGGGCATATGCCGTTCTTGTCCTTCAAGACGGTTCAACCTTTGTCGAGGTGATGAATATGATTCAGATTCAGACATCATGGAACCAGGGTGCATCAAAAGGCAACAGCCCTGCTCATAGAAACTTCAAAGATGAAATGGCAAAGAAAACGGTTATCAACCGTGCTTGTAAGATGTACATCAGCACTTCATCAGACGCCAACATTCTTGATGAAACAGAAGAAACCGAAACGGTTGACACCCCGGCAATGGTGATTGATGACAAAGAGCCAAGTACGGTGTCTTTTGACGATACGCCAACCGAAGAACCTGAGCCGGTCCCATCACAGCCTGCACAGGAAAGTAAGTCTAATCCCGATTTCTAATGAGGCTGCACATCATAGGAAGTAGTTCTATGGGTAACGCATATTACCTTGAGGGGGAACACCAGTCATTGCTCATTGAGGCTGGTGTACCCTTCAAATGGGTAAAACAATCACTGAAATTCAGGACGGACAATGTAGTTGGATGCCTTTTGTCGCACTCACACAATGACCACGCTAAGTATACAACCGAGATTGCTAAGAACGGAATAAATATTTACGGAAGCCTTGAAAGCCTGAATAACTGTGGTGTTATTGATGCTGTACAGCATAGGTCAAAGATTGTTGTTCCTACACGTAAATATAAGATAGGTGAATTTACTGTACTCCCGTTTGAGCTTGTACATGATACAAAGGTGTACGGGTATTTAATTCACCACAAAGAAATGGGACTGACATCATTCATCACAGACACCTATTACTGCCCGTTTGTGTTTCCCGGACTGAACAACGTGATTATAGAGGCCAACTACTCAAACAGCGTAATTGATGATAATGTGCTTTGCGGAAATATCAATCCGAAACTTGCTGCCAGGATAAAACAAACCCACATGAGCGATGATAGAGCTTTGCACTTTATCAAAAACAACAACCTCAAAGAAATCAGGAACATAATTCTTATTCACATGAGCAAGATAAACATTATCAATGCTGATGTGAAACTAAAGTTTGAACAACAGCTTGGAATATCACCAACACTTGCCAAAAGAAACATAATTGTTAACCTTTCAGAATTTTAATATGGACTCAAATAGAATAGCCGTAAGCACATACGGATTACCCGGACTAAGCAATGTAACAAGAATAAACATTGCAGTCGAGATACCAAAAATTGTACGTGAGGTGACCGGGTCGGACCCGTTCCTACACACAAGAACCCGTGAAGTGGCTGTTGCCCGTCAAATAGCCATGTCGTTATCGTGGCTTTTCTCGAACCAGGGTGACACCCTCAAGAAGATTGCAGCACTGTATGGCAAAGACCATTCAACGCTAATCCACGCAATTAAACTGATGAACACGGCGGTGGAAACAAAGGATAGATACGCATATCCTTTCCTAAAGGAGTGTTTTGATTTCATTTACACGGGTCACAGGTATTATGAATCAAGCACAGTCCGGGGAAGTAGGTATTCAACCAGAGAAAATTCAGACTATGTGAAATCGGTCAACATACGAATCAAGCACACTCTATTTGCGAGATACCTTGCGGCAGAGTATATGAGGACAGTGTACAAACCATTAAATCATATTTAATATGGAAACATCAAACGCATTTTACATTCTGACAATCATATTACTATTTATAATCGGAACAATCACAACGGTCATACTATTGATTTACATGTGGCTTAAAGAGGCTGATAGTAATATTGATGGTGAAACACATACACGCGTCAAATGGAAAAGGGTAAAGAAGGATGGAGTAATATACATTATACCGGAAGATTACGACAACTGGATAAACCAAAACACTCAGGAGGAAAATCCATGACCGGTGAAGAAGAAAGAATTGATATTGACCTTGACATCAAGAACCTTATGACTAAGCTAAGAGATACAAAAAACACGGTCTCTTTTTACTTCCGTTTATCTTTTAACGAAGATGGTAGGTATTCACAAGCAGTTATTAGTTCTGTTGAAGAATCAGAGGTATTGGCAGCAGCGATATTTGCAATCATGATGGAAGACCAACTGGTTTGTGATGCCATACTTGATGCCGTGCTTGACTACAAGAGAGACTTTCAGGAGCTTATTGGTAATAATTTGGAAGAATTTGACAAAGATTTTGACGACGACACCTCAAATATTTTTTAGCCATGAACGAACTTATATTCAACAACCAGAAAACTATTACAAGCCGTGAAATTGCCGAGATAACCGGTAAGAGGCACGCTGATACCATGGAAGCCATAAGGGTTATGGAACAGGCGTGGGTTAAAATAGGTCAACGGAATTTTACACTAACCTATTATACAGATCAATGGAACAGGCAACAGCCTCAGTATCAGCTAAACAAAACTGAATGCTTGTACATTGCAACAAAATTCAATGATGAAGCAAGGGCTAAATTAATTCTCAGGTGGGAAGAACTTGAACGACAGAACAACGCTCAATCCATCCCCCAATCTCTCCCAGAAGCCTTACGCCTTGCTGCTGATCTTGCAGAGAGGGTTGAAACGCAAAACAAAAAGCTTGCAGAGGTAAGGCCGCTTGTTGTATTTGCAAAGGCCGTAAGCGAAAGCAGTAATTCAATCCTTATCCGGGAGCTTGCAAAACTGATAGCACAAAATGGCATTGACATAGGCCAGGACAGGCTCTTCGACTGGATGGTTAGCAATAATTTCCTTATCCGCAAGAAACGCTACAACGCAAACAAAAACACAACCTCATACGAATACGAGCCAACGCAGTATTCAATAAAAAGGGGAGTTCTTGAAACCGTTGAACGTGTAATCGGAAATCCTGTAATCGGAACATTCACGGCATACACAGTTAAGGTGACCGGGAAAGGGCAGACGTATTTCATAAACAGGGTAATGCGTGACTTCTTCAGCAATTCCGAACAACTGGTATCAAATTTCTAAACAAGACATACAAGCCATTGCTGAAGTTCTTTTAAAAAAGTAATCAGCATATCACTACAACCACGAATAGCACGAGGACGAACACCGTGCTTTGTGTCACAATTCACTAAAAACAAGTAAAACAATGGCTAAAGACCCGGCATTTTTATTTTATCCTAACGATTGGTTAGGTGGCACATTAGGGATGACTTTTGATGAAAAGGGGGCGTATATGGAATTGTTAATGCTACAATTTAATAGAGGTCATATGACCTCACATATGATAGGTCATACGGTAGGTCAACTTTGGGACAAAATAAAGGACAAGTTCATTCAGGATGATCATGGACTATGGTATAATTATAGGTTAGAAGTTGAAAAAAACAAGCGTAAAAAATACTCCGAAAGCCGCATGAATAATAAGAATGGTATTAATCAATATACTAATAAAGATGATTTAGAAGTAGGTCATATGACCTCACATATGACCACACATATGACCTCACATATGATAGGTCATATGATAGGTCATATGGAAAATGAAAATATAAATATAAATATAGAAGATAAAAAAGGGGGTGTGGGGGGAAAAAAAGAAGTTGGAAAATTCATAAAACCAACTATTCAACAAATTTCAGAATACTGCAAAGAAAGAAAAAACAAAGTTGACCCTAATAAATTCTTTGACTTTTACGAAAGCAAAGGATGGATGATTGGTAAAAACAAAATGAAAGACTGGAAGGCGTCTGTCAGGACGTGGGAGAAAGAAAGCAACAATAACCCACTACCAACAAAGCCACAAACCTACGAACCTGTAATCCCAAGCATACATCAAAAATAAAAAGCATGATACCGACAACAGAACTTAATAACCTTGAACGTGCTATTGTTGGCTATGTGCTAAACAACGCAAGTCTTTACATAGCAAACATTCAACTATTCAGCCGGGATAACTTGTTTCGTGACGAAAAATGCTCAAAGGTAATGGCTGCATACGGCAAACTTACGCACGATAGCAGCACCGTTGATGTTATCTCTATCAGCGATGAATCAGGGATTGATATAACTGAAATTGCAGACCTCTACAATGCCGTTGATTACAACATTGACTTTGCGAATGCACTAAGCACAATCATTGCAACGCAGATAGAAGTTTCGCTCATTCAAAAGCTATCAGAATCATCAAACAGCATTCAGAGGGGTGAAGATATTTTCAAAGTCATCCGTGACTTAAAAGACTTCCTGCAAAGTAACGACACCACGCCACAAAAGAGAATCACACACATTTACGATCACATCAAAAACCTGATTCTTCACATGGAAAAGATTTCTAAGGGAGAAATCAAAGGAATCAGGACAGGATTAAAGAGCCTGGATGAGCATTCAGGGGGTTTACAGCCGAGTGATTTATTTATCATCGCAGCCGAAACATCACAGGGAAAAACAGCACTTGCCCTTACAATCAGCTACAACATAGCGGTTAACAGCGCAGCAAAGGTGGCAATTTTCAGCCTTGAAATGAGTGAGCTGCAGTTAACTGCAAGAATGGTATCAATGGAAACAGAAATAAGCAGTAAAAAGATATTATTCAGCCCGTTACAAAGCTTTGAATGGGTGAATTTCAACGAAAAACTAAAGTACATCACAGATGCAAGCATTTACATTGACGATTGCAAGAACAGCCACATAGACTACATTGTTTCTGGAATCAAAGTTGCTCACATGCAGCATGGCATACAGGTTGCCGTAGTAGATTACCTGCAACTAATCAAAGACCCTACAAAGAAAAACGATGAATCAGAAATCGCAAGCAATGCCAGAAGGCTAAAGAACGTGGCAAAAGAACTAAACATAACCGTAATCCTTCTATCTCAGCTAAAAAGATCAGACAGACCACGCCCAACAATCGCAAGGCTACGTGGTTCCGGTCAAATCGAGGAATCGGCAGACATTATCGCTTTGCTGTGGAGGCCGGAGTATTACGGATACCAAACTTTTGACGACAAGGACGCCCCAGTTGAAAGCACATCAAATATGGCTGAAATTATAATTGCAAAGGGGAGAAATTACGGAGTTGGCAAGTTTTGGATGCAGTTTGATGCATCGGTAACAAGGTTTAAAAATATAGAAAACGGATATGGAAAAAGCGAAAATGGACAACCTTTTTAGGATGATTGACAACTGCATAAAGGCTGATTTTGAAGAAATTAACTACTGGAAAATATCAAGACTTCGGAATACAGAATTTGCAAAACAAAACATTGAAATCGCAAACAGGTCAATCAGAACTCTTTCGGAAATAAGAAACAAATTAAAAACCAAACCACATGAAAACTATTGACATCACGCAACTAAAGAAGCAGAAGCGCATAAAGCAGAACAGCTTTGTAAGTTACAAAAACGAAAATCAGAAAGCCGGAAGCATCAAAGGCAGAATACCGGTTCACATTCCTGAGCTTAAAATGACTGTTTACACCGTTAAAGGGAAAGACCCTGACGAAATTAGGGAAAAGTACCTCAATAACGAGGGCTTAAATAAGAAGATTTAAGACACTTTTACCCCTGTGTAGTTCTTATACTAAACAGACAAAAATAACTCAACCACGGCCAAGAAAGTGGGCAAAAACAACAAATCAATGACCGCAATAAACAAATTCGAGAGCAATTGTGACTTTTTTACAAAATTTGTCGAATCTGAATTAAAATTAACCTGCATCCGGGAGCATAAATTTCACCCGATAAGGAAATGGAGGATTGACTATTTTATTCCTGAGCATAACATAGCCATCGAGGTTGAGGGAGGAGCGTGGACCCAAGGGCGCCACACAAGGGGAAAGGGATTTATCAATGATATGGAAAAGTATAACGCAATGACTATGATGGGAATAAAGCTCATTCGTGTTACTCCCGACAAACTTGTTACAAGTAACACAATATCAATGATTAAAGCAATGATTGTTTCCCGGTAATGCGGCAGGTTCCGCTTTGGTGCGCTGTTATGCGACAAATATGCAGCTGCAACAAAAAAAAATGAAAGGACAAAAAAAATCCCGCCGGTGATGGCGGGATTACAACCAATTTTCACTTTCTAAATAGCAAATTGAGAGCAGCTTCTAACGTTTCTGAGTTCATTCCGTGCTTCCGGTTAAGGAAGTCACTTATTGTAGCCTGGCGAACACCTATGCGCTCAGCAAGTTCGGTTTGAGTAATGCGGGCCCGGCGCATGGCATTAACTAAAACCGTTTTTAAGTCAATCGGGTGTTTATTGTCCCCGGTTATGGCACTGTGCAGCATATCAAGTTCCTGATTTGCTGCAATTCCGTATTCATTAACCATATCCTGGTCGCCAGGCTCCCACATTTCGTCAGGCATTGGTACCTGTATGGAAGATATCAACTCAGTGCGGGTAAGAAGATCGTAGCAAACCCAAAGTACTGCGTAAAAACTACGCTCTTGAGTTGTTGTTGTTGTTTCTATTTCTTCGCTATATCCCCAGGCTGTCAAAGCCTCGGATATAGTTTCCATGATTTTAGTTTCTGTTTTCATTGTTGTTGTTTTATTTTTTTGTTAGCCGTCAGGTTAAATCCGAACGCAAAGCACTCGACCGTTAAGTGCAATTATAAAGACCGCTGCACTTCGAGCCTTTGTACTTTTATTTCATCAGTTTCAAAAGCCGTTCCTTTTATAGCAAATATAGAACTATCTTTGTAAACATAATCCCCAAATCCAGCCGCTACTATTGCATCATAAATTGATTGTAATGTTTCATTCCCCGAAATATCTACTCTTATTGTTCCTAGCCAACCTGAGATATTACCAGGTAGAGAAATACCTAATGTGTCCATTACTCCATAATTAGGAGGAGTAGTTATTGTGTAACTG